GCTCTATTTTTAACAACACCCATCCACCAAACAAATCCATTCAAACCTGCAAAATTAGTGGTCGCCTTTGACATTATATAACTCCTTTAACCGCATTACTCCAACCAACAGAACCATTTTTTGAATCTGCATATTCAGTGGGAACACTCTCTTTACATATTTCCAAAACAGTTCTATATTTGAATTGATCCAATATATGCCTTACCGCAGTAACCAAATAATTACCTGAATAGAAATCATCCAAACCTTTCGACTGTATGACTGGATCTTTTGAAAGCAAATTGAATGTTATAACAGTTCCGACCGTTAATGATGGATCACCCCAAACTGAAATTTTCATTCTCTGATAGTTAGCTAAAGGTATTTGTGCGGTTCTATTTGGTATGTAGGTCTCTGCAAAAATATCACGAGCAACCGAACCTGGACTATTTTTAATAACGGCATAATCGTTCTGATTTGAATTTGAAAAAACCATCTTAAAAGCTGATTCTGGTGTTTGATATAGAGTGTCTCCGTTACGGTTTTTGTAGTTGTTAGTTATTGGCCATGGATTCAATTTCTGAATTTTATTATTATAATTGGCATAACTAAAATCTGTCACTTTATATCTTCTCAATAAAGGATCAATTGATAATAAACGATTTGCAAAAATACCTTGGTTTACTCCAGCCAAAGTATCAAAAGAATCCATTATTTCATAAGAAAGTGCATTAGATAAATTGTATGGCATATCTGTAAGATGTAAATTTTTAGGAGAATAAAAATATTCTTTCATCGAACTTTGAGCACACAATGTTTGGAGCGACCTAAAATTATATCCAAACTTGTTTTCATAAAATAACATATCAGCACCAATCATAGTCCAAGAACCAAAATTGTTTTCCCCTGGTCTAGCATATGTAGCCAACCAGTTAATAGCATCAAAAGGTTTTAAAAATGGAACTATAAAATCATAAACACCATACGTTTTATCTATTTGTGCTATTTTATTATCTGGCACTTTTAAATATGTTTTTAGTATGTCTTTTATGTTTGTTGTTATATCTGAATTTTTATATGATTTACTTATTTTGTATTGCTCGGATAGAAACAGTTCTTCTGAACAAAAATAAATTGAATACGTTTCGGTATTTCCGTCGTTTAGTGGTTCTCTTTTGTTTATTGTAAAGATACGAAAACTCTTTTTGATAATAAAATTGGTGTCATCCGCTTTACCAAAATGTAAATGAATAAATTCATTACCAGACATACTTAATGAACTTAAAAGGTCCATGGAATCTTTAATCATCACATAACCAGAAGCTGTGTTATTAAACAGGTCTTCATTGTATGATATTTCTATAACATTGAAAAATAAATCAACATCTTTGGTAGCTGCATGAACAAGTACACTAATTAGTTGAAAGTCTCCCGGATATCTTATACCTGTTGTCATATTACATCTTCATCAAATTATAAAACTGCAATTCAAATTCAGAAACATATTTTGCGTTAACCAAATAAATTGACCTACGAGATTCATTTAGATTCAATTCATAATCATAAATTGTTTCTGTATACTTACTAACTATTTGTGTTACTTGAGCACCAGTTGTAAAAGTTCTTACAATTGTATCTTCTTGTGTAGTCAGATATTCATCAAGACTAACGTGATAATTTAATATGTTTGTCTTGTTAGTGCTGTTGTCTATTGTTTTAATGGATCTAACATAATACTTTATCTGGCCTTGAGTGTAAGATAAAATTTGAGCAGATGTTACCGAACTTTCTGGAATGTTATAAAATGTTGCACAATCTGGAGTATACTTATTTTGAATGTAATTAGTGAATAAATTAGAATTCATTGGCCAATCCCATTCCGGATCAATGATTTGATTAGCAAACAAAACAATCCAGTAACGATAAACATCATCATAGTATTTGGCTGCAATTATCTCAGGTGTGTCACCATCTTTTATATTGTATGAATAAAACAACAAAGGATTTTTTAACAAACTAGGTACAATTTCAGACCTGACCATAAGATTGGTTAACAATATCTTATTTCCACTATAATCAATAGTCGATATTTGAGGTAAAGTTTCAAAATACTTCATTATCTTAATCCTCCAGCAGCATCACTATTATAACCTAGAGTTAATCTACCTCTATCCATAATTTCAACTTCTTGGAATGATAGTGTTAGATGTGTTTGAATTGGAGCACCATCTTCGTGAGCAGCAAAACCATTAGGTGCATAATCCACAGAAACATCTTCTAGAACACAATCTGTATATTTTGGTAATTTTGTATTTTCTGCACCATTTTTCATAAATTTAATTTCAAAAAGAGCGGGTGGTGTTAAAAACATAGCACTTTTTGATGTTTGGCCTACACCAACCGTAGGTGCTGCAAAAAATTTGAACAAATAAATGATATAGTTTACTATTTTAGCTTCATCAGCTGATGTGGGTGTGAATAAAAATTCTAAAGAAAATTGTCTAAAATGCGAACCTCTATAAATCATTTGCAATTGTGGATTTGATGTATATCCTTGTGCTTGTAATATAGCTTCACTTATGCCACCTCCACCGCCAAGAGCTCCAACAAAAGTATCGACAAAATATTTTATGGTTGATGGATCATTTGATATACTTGTTCCAACATCTTTTTTTGATTTAATGGCGTTATCTGCTACAGAAGCGACACTTCTTATAGCATTTAGTATTGGTCCAAATTCATCTCTTATACTAATTGAAGCATAATCTGAACTATAATTATCTTTCAAAGTATCGGGCATATACAAACCAATATATTTTTCAATAGTTGTTCTGTTTTTCTGTATGTCCATTATTTCACTTAATGCTTTGAGTGTTGTACCAAAAACAGATTGTCCCTTTTCTTGTGCCAAATTTGGATCAAGTCCAGTTTCCCTTTCTTGCAGTAATGTACTTATACTGGTAGCTCCTGCATATGCATCATCGATTGTTTTTTTTATTTTTTCAAGGCCTTGAGGTGTTATATCTTTGACCGAAAACAATACATAATGATTTAGTCTACTACTTCCCAAATCTTGTGGATAAACAACGGCTTCACCAACACCACTATTGTTTCTATCTAAAGCTTTCAATGGACCTGATCCTGTTCTTACAGCTCCCAATGATTCACTTGTAATATTTACATTTGCCATTTATTTTTTCCTAAAAAGATTATACATACTATTTATGGCATACTCAGGCAAATTTATTCCCAAACATCCACAGAAATATGTTGGTGATTACACCAATATTATTTATCGCTCTTCTTGGGAGTGTAAGGTGATGTATTGGTTGGACTCAAACCCAAATATTGTTTCGTGGGCTTCAGAAGAACTTATAATCCCTTATATATCGCCTGTAGATGGCAAAAAGCACAGGTATTTTCCTGATTTCATAGTTAAATCAAAGACAAAAGATAATAAACTAAAGACAACCATCATCGAAGTTAAACCAAAAAAGCAATCTGTAGAACCTGAAAAGAAGAAAAAGGTAACGAAACAGTATATCCAAGAGGTTATGACATGGGGTGTAAATCAGGCAAAATGGAAAGCCGCAACAGAATATGCATTAGACCGAGGTTGGGAGTTTATGGTGATAACGGAAGACCATTTAGGCCTCTAACTAAATAGTACATGGAATCTAAATTAACAACATTAGCAGAAGAAAAGAAACAGGCAGGCCTTAAAACCATGTCGAAGGATTCTATTGCTTGGTTAAAAGAAAAGATTGTTGAAATAAAAAGACCAGATAAAATATCTGCCGCCATTAGAGGTGAGACATTTAGAAAAGCTAATCAGTTCAAGATAGGAATGATGTATTGTTTTTTCTATGATCCAAAAACAAAAGATGATTTACCGTATTGGGATAAATTTCCAGTAGTTTTGGTATTAGAAAGGTACAATGATGGTTTTCTAGGATTGAACTTGCACTATCTACCAATAAAGTACAGAATGGCATTTTTGTCCAAATTGATGAGATTTGCTCAGTTGACAGCAGAAGATGATATTAAACGTATGCGTATATCCTATGAGATCCTAAACTCAGCCAAGAGATATGCGGAGTTCAGACCAATGTTGAAAAGATACTTATTTGGCCATCTTAGGTCAAAATTACTGATGGTTCAGCCAAACGAATGGGATGTTGCATCAATGCTACCTCTACAGCAATTTAAAGGTGCTAGAACATCTACAGTATGGAAAGATTCTATGCAACATTACAGAGACCATATGGCACACTTTAACCAGGAAGAAGAATAAAATGGGTACAATAAGTCAGTTTACAAGTAGTATCGGAGAAGTTGCAAAACCTAAACTTTTTGAAGTTACAATTACACTTCCAGAATTATTAACAAAAAAATTCAATGATGTTTACAAACCTCTTTTGAATTTTGAAAAAACATTAAATTTTAAATGCGAATCGACAAATATACCTGGAAGAACATTTGCAACTACAGAACAAAAATTTGGATCTAATCCAACAGAAAAACACGCTTATCATACAACATATAATGATATTGATATGACTTTTATAGTTACGGAAATTGCTGGAAAGGATTTTCGAAGAGGTGAAATTGGTGCTGGTCTTCCTGAAAAACAGTTATTTGATGAATGGATGAATTTAATTAATCCAATAGACACATATGATTTTATTTACAAAGAAGAATATGTCAGTGATATAAAAATTAAAGAATTTAATTCATATGGAGATCCTATCTATACTGTCAGTCTAATAGATGCTTTTCCAATTTCAGTTAACCAACTAGATTTGGATTGGTCGAGTGATGGTTATCACAAATTAAATGTAACTTTTGCTTACACACGTTGGACAACCGACAAATAAAATTGATTTATATAATTACTTAATGAAAAGGAAATAAACTATGGCTTTACCAAAAATAGATTCACCAATTTTTGAATTGACTTTACCACTCAGCAAGAAATTAGTACGCTTTCGTCCTTTCTTAGTGAAAGAACAGAGAAACCTAATGATGGCTATGGAAGCAGATGAGAAAGAAACAATTGAAAAGAACATCAAGCAAGTTCTCCATAATTGTACCTTGACAGAAAATATTGATATTGATGATTTGCCTATCATTGATATTGAATACTACTTTATCCAACTGAGAGCAAGATCCGTTGGTGAAGTAGTTCAAAACAAATATCGTTGTGAGAACAAGGTAGAAGATAAATCTTGTGGTAACTTGATGGAAGTTAACATAAACTTATTAGACATTAAGATTACTGAATCACAAGAAAGTAACTCTGAAATCCAACTTACAGATAAGATTATGATTAAATTGAGTTATCCAAAGTTTTCTGCACTTGATTCTGTGAAAAATTCAAAAAGTTCTACAGATATAGCTTTTGAAATGATTGTGAATAGTGTTGAACATATTTTTGATGGTGAACAATTTTATTATGCAAACGAAACAACAAAAGAAGAATTGATTGAATTTATTGAGTCTTTGAATCAAGAACAATTTTCCAAAATTGAAGATTTCTTTGATAATCTTCCTGTATTGAATAAGCGAATTGAAATGGATTGTAAGAAGTGTGGTTTTCATCATACTATTGAGGTGGAGGGCCTTGAAAATTTTTTCGGGTAGTGATGCGGCATGATACTTTGAGAAATTACTATACAACTAATTTCGCATTAATGCAGCATCACAAATATAGCCTGACTGAATTAGAAACCATGTTACCTTGGGAAAGGGATGTTTATATTAGTTTGCTTACACAACATATTCAAGAAGAAAATGAAAAGATAAAACAACAAAACGCAACTAAGAGATAAAAATGGAACAAAAAGTTTTCGACAGTATGCT